TCCTGCTGCGTCCGGCCCCGCTGCGCGGTCGTCCGCCGCAGGAGCGGCTGCCGCCTGCGCTTCGGGGCTTGCCGCTGGCGCGGCAATGTGTGCCTGTGCCGTCTGTCCCGCTGTCTCTATGGGTTTTTCCATATTTTTCCAAAAAGAAGCGAAATAATACAAACCTCCGCCAAGCATAGCTATTGCGATGGGTATCAGGTACAAAACCTTGCTACGCTTGGTTTTGATTTTGGTGTGTTCTTCGGCTGACTTGTACAAGCCGTACACACTCTTGTCGAGCTTATAGACGCTGACTAGAGCTTCTTTGATGTTTGCCCTGCTTTCGGGTTCTTTTGCGCCGCCTGTCGTCCATTCGAGCTTGCGGCGGAGTCCTAAATTAGTCTTGCCGAAATGGGTGTGGTGTTCTATCAGTCCGCGCAAATGGACGTCTATCAGACGGGGATGTTGGGTTATCAAGAGGAAATCAAGACCACGGTGCCGATGTGTTTCAAGTTCGGCTACGTAGTCGGGAACGGCGGAACTGCTGGAACGTGGGCGAAATATACGCTGACATTCGTCAACGACGATAATCGCGCCCGGCGGTGCCCATTTTGGCCACGTTTTAATACTTTCGCCTTCGGGTATTTCTTCGTGGGGTATTTTTAGGTCAGGTATACCGTCAATGAACAAGGGGCGGTTTTTGAACTCTTTGCGTTTGGCAAGCATAGAAACGACGTTCAAAGTTTTACCCGAACCCGGTACGCCTGTGAACAGATATAACATATTTTCTTCCTATTTAGACTGAATGATGGTAGACAGTTTTTTAAAGCCTTTTAGAGATATGACGAAACTAAATGATCCAAATATCCAGTTCAGAATGACACCAAATCCCGCTATATACAGGATTTGCAAGGCTTCGTCTGGGAAACCGCCGATACTACGGCTTATTTCATTAATGAAATAACTCTGCAAAGAATTCAATCCTGTTACTGAAATAAAACTCAAACCTACGGCGGTCAGTATGCGCCCTGCTACGGACATGAGGACACCAGTTATCAATGAAGCCCAATTCATCTCACAATTCCTTTACGGATTCATAGACAAAATAGGCACAGGTCAGAACGCAAATGGCGATGAAGATGGGGCGCAGTTTGCGTGCCAAGTCGCACAGCGGATCATAGCTGAACTCAAACTGTCCCAATGCGCCGAAATCTACGGAGCGTGGAGCGGGACACTTCCCGTCAGACTGGAATACGTCTAAAGGCTTAAAATTTAGATCTATGGTCTGTTCAGGTAGTTTAATGTCTTCATAGCTCGCATCACCACTAGGCATACATTGCGCAGTATTCGGGTTCTGCTTACAAAAATCTTGTTTCTGATTCTCTTCGTTTTGATTTTGCTGCCCTGTCGGATTGTTCGGCTGATTCGGTATATTCGGACTATTTGGCGTGTCCGGACTCTCCTGTCTGCTCGGTGTTGTTTTTTCAGGCTTATTTGGTGCTTCTGGACTGTTAGGCTTTAAATCAGGACGCGGTACATAATCAACGCCAACAGTGCCGTCTTCATTCAATTTGAATCTTGTTTGTTGAGGGGTGCTGCTACCTTGTGGAGTATATGGAGAGGAAAGTGCGGTATCAGGGCTAAATGTGCTTTGCTCGGCAGACTGATTCATAACGCCCATTTGAGCCAGTTGGTTCATCAATTCTGCATGGTTTGTCTGATTGTTCTCAAGCATATTTTTGAGAATATCTAACATTTCTTTTTGTGTTAGCATTAAATCTTCAGACTTTACTTGGCTTTGATTTTGTGGGAGTTTCTGCATTTCTGAATCCGGTACTTTGCCTTCTCTATAAAATGATACTTGAGGAAATGCATATTGATTAGTGGGCAATCCTGTTAATTTAAGAGATGGCGGTACGGCTTTTTCATTAATAAATACATCAATAGTTCCTTTATATTTCCTACTCCAATCTGAATCTTTATCCCTATTATTTAAAATATAAGTCTTGTTATGCAAACCTGTCCCGGAAAAATAAAAAACTTGATTTGAATAAGCACCGTTTACATTAAAAATAGCTTGATATTTATATAAACCTTGTTTCTTGGCCTCTTCATCTCTTTTTTGTTCTTCCTTTTTATTTTGGTCTTGTTGTTGCGCTTTTTGCGCTGCTTCTGCTGCTTTTTTAGCTGCTGCATTTGCTACTGCTTTTTGATAGTTTCCTTCGGATTCTGCTTGGCTTTGGGCTTGTTCTGCTTTCTGAATCGCATTAGATGTTTCTTCATTTGAAGCTCCTGTTCTCAAACCAGTTTTATCTAAAAAAGAATTAATTCCTGCTCCCAAACCAGTTATATCTAATTTTGATAAACCTGTAAGGACTGCACCAACACCATTGCGAGCTGCTCCAGCCCAATCACCATCTTTTATATCTCTATATGTCCAAGCTGCGTAATCAGACCCAATAGCACCGCCTGCTGCAGTTGCACCGGCCAAAGTCCCGCCTAAAATAGTTTCTACTCTACCGACATTAACATTTTGACTTACAGTCGTATTCATCGTGCCAGTTTCCCCATATCGTCCTGTTACCGTTACATTTTTGCCTTGGCTACCATTAATATTTCCACCATTTTTAGTTACTGTCGGTTTGCCGTTGTTTTGTACATCAACTTTCCAAACGCCTGTTTTAGGGTCGTATCCGCGCCGTTGCAATGCCTGGTCACTCGGAAAACCTGCGTTTTGATGTTGTGCCGGCGGAGGCAATCCTACTTCTGCCCATGTCTGGCCTACGACCAAGAGCGAGCCAAGACATACAAAAAGACGGCTAATGTTAGGGGCTTTGCCATTCCCAGTAAAAACGCGGTTTCGGGTATCATTCTTCATTTCTTTCTCTCTGCCATAAAACAAGTTTCACAATAACGACAACTGCAAAAAGTGAAATCATTGCAAACATTATCTGTGTACCGATTTGTTCGCCGAAACGGTAATATTTCATGCTGTCGCAATGCGGAAATTGAAGTTTTACGGTCTGTTCGTTATAAGTCCAAGTCTGTCCGTTAAAAACGGGGTGATGCAACACCCCGTCTTTGTCTATGGTCGGTACGACTTGGGTCATCACTTCGTTTGTTGCCTGCTCTGCCGTTTCATGACAGATTCGACCGACCTGATAACCCATGTTGCACCTTAAGCGGAACGTTTTACGGCGGATTTGATAACACTGATGGAAACGGCGGCAACGGCCAATGCAACAGCAACCGCGCCGATGGCAATAATGCCTACTTTCAATGAGCCCAATTCTGTTTTGGCGGCATCGACCATGCCGTTATCTTCCGCAAATGCCAATACCGGCAATGCTGCAACGGTTACAAATGCGGCCGCTTGTTGAAATTTTGTTTTGATACTCATGATATTTTCCTTTATGGAGTTAAAAAAATGGTTGTGGCGGTGTTTCGGGGTCAATTCAAGGGACACCGCCGAACCCCTGAAACTGGTTTATGCTTCGTCCGAATAGTAGATGTTGTCTTTAAATGCACGGGGAAACACTTGCATTGAGACGATTTGCTGCGGTTTGTACTGATCGTACTTTTCGGGATGTTTTGTGCGAACTTCGCAAAGGCGGGTTTCTGTGTCTGAACGGATAATCAGACCGACATAGTAGGTCTTGCTGAATGTGCCGTCTTGGTTTTTGCGTTCGCGTGTGAACATTCGGTCAAATGCGGCAATGACGAAAATACCTTGTTTGCGTTCGTTTTCTTGAGACATGATGTTTCCTTTCTGCCTACTTAGGGCATATTGATGATGGTTTCTCGGTTATAAAACGCCCATTTCGGGCTAATTAAGCTGGATAAAATACGGTTGTAGTTTTCTTCTGTAATGGCTTTGAGTTCTCTGTTAAATTCATGTTTTGCATACTGTTTTAAATATGGCTCAATGCAGATAATCCATTTCTGGAGCTTCTCGCGCCAAATGCGCGAACCAGCACTTACAAATGAAAAATTGCTGTTTGCAATCTTCCACAGACTTTTTTTGTCGATGGTTGTACGAATCAGGCGATAGCCTTTGTCTTCAGGAAGTCTGCTGTTAATGTGTTTTGAAATGTACTTAGCCACATATCTTGCCAAGCCTTTGCTGTTGGTCTTTACCGGCAACAGTTCGGAACGGCCGAAACCGTATTTATCCATGTTTTCACGAAGAATTTGCCAAAGCTGGCGTAGATTTTTATTTGCGCTTGTGTAATTACGAGCCTGAATTTGTTGGAAATTCAGACCGCGGCGGATGTCTTCGCGGGTGTTGACGATAAGATGGAAGTGAATACGACCGCTTTTCATGCGCTCGTATACGCAGATGTAATGTTCAAAATGTTTTTTCAGGAAATTGGTGCGTAAGCTGTGGAAACGGCGTTGTGCTTCTTTCACTTCTTGAACGTCATCAGAAAAAGTCAAAGTCAAAAAGCCAACATGGTTAAGGCCAAATGTTTCAATGAATTGATGTACATTCATTTCCAAAGCACATGATGATTTTTTATTTGAGGTTGAAAACTCGTTAAATTCGGGTTTGAATTCGTTCGGCAGGAATTTTTCGTAACCAATCGGCATTTGCTTTGCATTGTTTTTATTAAGGTTTTCTGTCTCAATGCAGTTATTACTATTTAGACAAGGAACAGCGCGTTCCGCGCTGCGCGAAGCGGAACGGTTCATGATTGCACCTCCGCCATCAGTGCGGATACGCTTAATTGACCGTATAAATCGGCTTCGCCGTAAGTGATTTGGGGATTGTTGGGATTGCGGATAGGAAAAGCTCTGGTTTCCAAGCAATCGATGGTTCCGCAGGTCTCGGAAAACAGGCGGAAGATGTAGGCAACGGGATTTTTTTCAGGTTGCGGTGTAATTGTGTAGTAGGCAAATGTTGACAT